TTCAGGACTGTTGCTCGGTTTATATTTGTTCTAGTTTATCCTGATTGCACAGTTTAATTTTACGATTTAACAGTAATCCCTAGAGACCAAGCAATATTATTATTGTGCTTTAGTTGTAGCACCTCTTTAGCATTGGTGTCCTATAGTTTACATTCTTTCGAATTCGGTTTAGTATATTTCTTTAGAATATACTAGTTTAGAAGCAGAAGCATCATCTAAATATAAATCCAATTTAGTTTCTTCTGTAATATATTGATTTAATTCAAAATCATATCTTTTACTATGTATTACTATGTCTCTACACATAAATGATTCTCCTTTGTTTAATTTCTTCACTTCAATTTTAGTTACTTTATGTATTCTAATGTTAGCCATTTTATCTCCTTTAAGTTATTGGGTTAATATCATTTGCTAATTCTTTATTAGCTTCAATTGTTTCAGACTTTAATTCTTGTTCAGTCATAAAATCTAAAAATTCTAAGTGGTCTAGTTCTTCCATAATATCTCCATATTTATGAGACTTTGAAGTCTCGGTTGGTTGCTGACCGACAAATTATATGTTTTTTCTCGGCAGATGTCAAGCGTTTTAACAAACTTAAGATATATTTATAATCTTAAAATTGCTCAATCGTCCAAACTGTTCCCATTTCCATACTACCACTACTCAAAAAGTCATAGTTGGATTTAAGAAACACATGTCCCTTTTTAGTAAACTTATGTCTATAAATTACAGACCTGTCCTCTTTAACAGAGTTCCTGACTTTGAAAATATAGCCTAACTCATTGATATACCGTTCAGCTTTCTCAAGACTATTGAACTTTGGACTATTAGATTTAGCATCTAAAATGACTTGCATATTAGATTTACCATTTGGGTTTTTACATTTAGTTTTCATAACATCTCCAGTTGTATTGAAAAAACAGCAAGGACTGTTCCCTGCTGACCGACCACCAGTTTAGCGACCAAACCGAGAAAGTCTAGCGTCTTAACAAACTTAAGATATACTTATACTTTAAGTTTGCTAGGACTTAAACACAACCTTAAAATTATACTTAAATTCAAACTTAAATTTAAACCTAAGTTCAAACTTAAATTCACAGGATATCCACAGATAATTATAAGTTATCCACAAGTAATTAACAAGATATACATAAGTTATACATAAATTTAGATAAGTTATCCACAGATTTGCCCTCAATTACCAGCCCAACCGACTTAAACTTAAAACTCGAGTTTTATCTTAACTTAATTAACTTATTTAACTTCTTTGGTGTGGTCGACTGACATCATAAAGAGCAATTACAAAGTAATTTCACTATTAACACAAGATTTGAGATTTTATGCAGACATAAAGAAACTCTCTCACTTGTAAGGCGAGAGAGTCTTTGAGGTTTTAGCTGACCTGTTCTTTTAGGTAGTGGTCAATCTTGTCGAGATAAACCTTTGGAAGTGATTTACCTTGAAGAACTGTGTGAGCTTTCTTGAAGGAAAGTCTTTCATCTTTTGCAAGACTATAAAGACAACCTGTAATTTGCTTTTGAAGCTTCCAGTTCATTTTAGAACCTTGTTTAGCAAATTTGTACCCAATCGCTTGGCATTGACGGAACGAAGCTGGGCTTGAAGTTCTGTCTTTGTCGAACGTGTTTATATCAAATGTATTTTCCATATTATTCTCCTTTAAGATTAATGGATTTATAAATACCTGCAATGTAGTCTTGCAAGTGGTTAGTATCAGAAGCATTAGTGCATCTGACTTTCACAGCATGGATGCCACTTACGAATAAATCGAGAGTAAGCATTTGTGCTTGAGAAACTGATGAAAACCTTATGGTTTCTTGGTTTGTGTAGCTGATTAGTATCATAATATCTCCTTGTTGTATTTTAACATATCTGTAAAGGTTTTCAAGTTACAAGTGCTTGAGTTTTGTGAGGTTTTGGGAACAAAAGTTTTATAGATTTCCGAGTCTTCGAGGAAATACTGTAAACATTTGTCACTTTAAAATCTTTATGGAACTGTAAACTAGAAGAACAAGGAGGTATATATGATAGTTATCAGGTATGCAAACAGAGAAACCATTAGATTTTCACAGTTTGTCGAGTGCGAATGATTAGTCTTGCTTTAGTCGTTAGTGGGATTCAGGATGTGTTAAGTCAGATAGTGCTAATGATTTTGATGCTGACTACTTGGAAGGCTAACAGTGCAGAGTGTTTAGGAATCTATTAATCTTGAAGGATAATAATATGTGCTTTGAAAATACAATTTGATATGAACATGTTTGAGAAAGGCATCTCTTGAACTTCAGGTCTAGGTTTGATTCGTCCATGCTGAGTGATTGACGTACAAATTTGATGACCCAAGGGTCTAAGAGGGACTGACAAAGCTTCAAAAGTAATTTACTGGTTGTCTAATGCATAGTCTTGTAGAAGATGGAAGGCTATAAACTCCTTCAAGAAAGTTTATACAGTTATGAATGTAAATTGCTTTCAGGGTTTGTCTTGATAAGGTTTACCAGTGCCAAGAAGAACAGAGTCAGGTAAAGCCCAAAGACTCCGAAGCCTTTCAAGTTATAGAGTTTTGAAGATGTCCAATTTAGGCAATCTCAAATCTATTAGGGGGAGGCAGGAGACCACACCCTCTACCCTATATATCTATAGCATGGTTATACATTTTCTAGGATAATGGTCATTAACTAGAACTAGTTAACGCCCCGACACTAAAACTCTAGAATCTTTAAAGACTTTAAAGTATTTATTTCGCCCACAAAGAAATCTCCTCTACTAGGCCGTCAATTGTTTTGTAAGGGATGTTGTGGGTATATGTTGACCCGGGAGGGGCACTACGTTTAGTATAACAACGCATTCCACTTTTGTCAAGGCTTTCATAAAAAAACTTTAAAGCTTGACAAGTTCTAAATGGATGTGTATACTAGATTCATGGCTATATTACCAAGTGTTGATAACACAACAACTAAAAGAGAATTAACAGATAAGCAGAAGTCTTTCCTAGAGCACCTAGTCAATACTAGTGGTGATGCTAAGAAAGCAGCAGAACTTGCTGGTTACTCTTCACATTATCATCATGTTGTAAAGACTTTAAAGTCTGAGATACTAGAACTCACTCAAGAGATACTAGCTAACTCAGCTCCTAAAGCAGCTTTTAAACTTGTAGAGATAATGGAATCTAAGAAACCTATAGTACAAGCAGCTAATAAACTTACTGCTGCACAGACGTTATTAGATAGAGTTGGTGTTAGTAGAGTAGATAAAGTAGATGTAAATCATAACATGGCTAGTGGAGGTATCTTTCTGATGCCCGATAAAGCCCCAGTAGTTATAGATGCAGAGGATGCAGACTATGACTAGACTTTGGATAACAGAACATGTTAATGAAGATGGGTCTGCAATAGGTCCATACATTAAAGCTGATACAATTGCACAAGCTAATAGAATAGCCATACAATACGGACTGTTGGTTCTTGGGGAGATACAAGAATTACAACATGATATACAATTAGAAGAAAGGAAGGTACACTAATGCCAAAAGAAAAAGATAGTAGATTAAAACGAGCAGGAGTCTCAGGGTTCAACAAACCTAAAAGAACTCCGGGTCACAAGACTAAGTCACACATTGTTGTGGCTAAAGAAGGTGATAAGATTAAGACTATACGTTTTGGTCAGAAAGGTGCTAAGACAGCAGGTGCTCCTAAAGCAGGAGAGTCAGCTAGAATGAAAGCTAAGAGAAAGTCTTTTAAAGCAAGACACGGTAAGAACATTGCTAAAGGTAAAATGTCTGCAGCCTACTGGGCTGATAAGGTAAAGTGGTAGTATGCCACAACTAGGAAGCAACGAAAAGCCTGTCCTTATGTCTAGTAAGAAGAATAAGGGTAGAGTTTATGGACCTTCGTGGCACGGAGGCAAAGGAGCAGCTCCAAGAGTCAACATACATTCTAAACAGTATGCTGATAACTGGGATGCAATATTTGGAAAGAAAGGAGAAAAGGATGCCAACAAAGAAGAAGAGTAAGTCAACTGTGAATAGTGCTGGTAATTATACCAAGCCAACTATGCGTAAGAGGCTTTTCAACAGTATTAAAGCCGGTACTAAAGGTGGTAAAGCCGGACAATGGTCTGCTCGAAAAGCCCAGCTCTTAGCAAAACAATATAAAGCCAAAGGGGGAGGCTATAAATAATATGAAGGAATTTATGATAAAGATGATGGACAGACTAAACAAAGTCTACGCAAAACTATTTAAGAAATGTTTAACAACAAAGAAAAATGTCAAGTCTAAAAAAGTCACAAAGAAGTCTTAGGGCTTGGACAAAACAAAAGTGGCGTACTAAAAGTGGTAAGAAGTCGGCAGAAACGGGGGAAAGGTATCTCCCAGAGAAAGCTATTAAGGCACTATCTTCTAAAGAGTATGCTGAATCAACTCGAAAAAAACGAGAAGATACTAAAAAGGGAAAGCAGCACAGTAAGCAACCAAAGAAAACTGCAAGAAAAACAAGAGCTTACAGAAAAGTAAAATGAAAGAAGGATATATAACAAGAGCTTCTTCAACCATACCCTTTGGATATGAGATGGATGAAGACACTGATTCTTTTCTTAAGCCTATAGAAGAAGAACTAAAGGTGTTAAAAGAAGTATCTGAAGCAGTCTTTCACGGAGAAATTAGTCTAGGTATTGGAGTAGATTGGTTAGAGGCAGAGACAGGAAGAAAGATGTCTAGACCCGGATTGAAAAAACACGTAGATAAAGTATATGGAAGATAATTCAAATAAGTACTTGACAAACCCAGATGGGAGTTATATACTAAAGAAAGACGGTACACCAAGGCTTAGACCCGGTAGACCAAAGAATTCAGAACTTTCAGGAATTAAGTTAGCTTTACAAGCAAAGAATAAACTTAATAAGAAAAGTAAGAAAGTTCAAAAGCTAACAAGAAGTTTAGCTAGAGTCAAGAAAGAACTTGACCAAGAAGAGAAAGTTTTAACATCAAATGTTTTAACAGAATCAGACACCAAAGAGTTACCTGATGCTATACAAAAACATTTAGATACTACTGGTTCTCATGTGGCTTTTATGCCAAACGAAGGACCACAGACAGACTTTCTAGCTGCAGGTGAGAAAGATGTTCTTTACGGTGGTGCAGCAGGTGGTGGTAAAAGTTTTGCAATGTTAATAGACCCATTGCGTTACTGTCACATAACAGAGCACAGAGCTTTGATACTAAGAAGGTCTATGCCAGAACTAAGAGAACTTATAGATAAGTCTCGAGAGCTTTATCCGATAGCCTTTAAAGGTGCTAAGTTTAAAGAGGTTGAAAAGTTATGGTTGTTCCCAAGTGGAGCTAAAATA